CAGCAGAACCCATCGCCCCGGGAGGGTGGCTTGTTCAAGCGGCAGTGGTTCAGATATTGCCACGAGGATGGGGACTTCTATCAGATGGACGGCGGGGGTTGCTGGATAGCTTCTGATTGCTGGAAGATCATAACGGTTGATTTGGCCGTGAGCCAGAAGGAGGGGAGCGACTTTTTCGCCCTTGGAGTGTGGGGCGTGACCCCCAACCGTGACCTGATGTTGCTCGACCTGATCCATGATCGAATCCCCGGTCCTGACCAAGCTGATATTATTGAGCAGACTTTCCACGAGCATCGGCCTATGCTAATTTCGGTGGAGGCGACCCAGTACCAGTTGTCGCTCGTGCAGGAACTAGTGAGGCGTGGACTCCCGGCCCGGGCTGTAACGGTGCGTGGCGACAAGGTGGCGAGGGCTCAGTTAGCTGCGACCCGCTTCGCCGCCGGGACTATTTATCTGCGGAGACACGCTCCGTGGCTTACAAAATTTGAGGATGAGATGGCTCAATTTCCGTCAGGCCGCCACGACGACATGGTTGACATCACGAGCATGGCGGCCAATGAGCTTTCGACGATGGTAGTGCCAGAGGTTTATTAAAATGTTTGACTGGGTAAAGAATCTGTTTGAGCCGAAGCTCAAGAGTATCTCGCTTTCGCAACTGATCGACTTGGCGGATTCGAGCGACGAGATAAAAGGAACCTTCCAGAGCTTAGTTAATAACGCTTATAAAAAGAACGGTGTTGTTTTCGGGGCGGTGCAGTTGGTTTCTTCGGCGGTGGGAGCGGTGCCTTGGGTCGTCCTGAAGCAGGATTCGCAGGGCGAGAAGATCGAGATCCGGGAGCATCCGCTGGCCGCTCTAATGAAGCGACCCAACCCCCGGGCTGGCGGTGCGAGATTCTTTGAGCAGTTGGTGGTGTACCTTCTGGTCAGCGGGTCGAACTACATTTTGAAGGTTGAGGGGGGCGGGAAAACCAGAGGGCTATACAATCTCAGGCCCGATCTTGTGAGCTTGAGAAAAGAAAACGACCCGGAGAGCGGGTGGGTCTACACGCCCGACCCGAACCGACCGGAGAAAAAGCAATTTTACAAACCCGACGAGATCCTCCCCCTTCACATTTTTGACCCGCTCAATGAGTTTGGCGGCTTGTCACCCATCGAGGTTGCGGGCCTGACCATTGAGCAATCCAATTTCTCTCGCAAGTGGAACCGGAACTTGTTGAAGAACAACGCCCGGCCCACGGGTCTTTTGAAGGCCACGGGGAATGTCATGCAGTTGACCAAGGAACAGGTCGAGCAGATCGAATCGAAATTCGCTGAGAAGTATTCCGGGTTCGGGAACGCCGGGAAGATCCCGGTATTGTCCGGGTCGCTGGACTGGGTGCAGACTGGAATGTCGCCGGGCGAGATGGAATGGATCGAGGGCCAGAAAGTATCTGACCGCCTGACTTCATTCACGATGGGCGTGGCTTCGCAGTTGTTGGGCGACACGGAGGCCAGCACATTCAGCAACTACGCCGAGGCGAGGAAGTCGCTGTATCAGGAGAACATTATCCCGCTGATGACATGGCTCCGGGACGAGTTGAATTACTGGATCGTGAAGGACTTTGGCGAGGGGCTGATGTTGGATTTCCAGCGTGACCAGATCGACGCACTGCAAGAGGATCGTGCTATGCAGTGGCGGAGGGTTGGGCAGGCCGACTGGATGACGATCAACGAGAAGCGTGAAGCGACCGGGATGGACAAGCTCAAAAGTGACGCTGGCGATGCTATCGTGACGGCAAAGGGCGTGATAATTACGCCTGATGGTGCGGTGGTTGGCGTTGGTTCAGGTCTGCCTCTTGACGGCGAAGGTCCACCGGACGAAGAAGATTCATCGGGACAGGGCGGGGCTGAGGGTGAATCGTCCGCCCCTCAGCCCGTCTACAAGGACATCGACCCGGAGTTCAAAGCGTTCAACCTGACGACGACCGAGGAGATGGTCGCTCACGGTAAAGCATTTGATGGCGACCGGGACCAGTTCGTCGAGCGTTGGGACAAGAAGTTCGCCAAGCGTCTGCTCGACGAGAAGCGGAGCATCATGGAGGCGGTGCGTGGCGAGTCGTCGGTCGAGGGGATCGAGAAGGCTATCGACGCAGTTTTGAAGAACGACTACAAGGACTGGGAGAAGGATTATGACGACCTCTACATGGAGGTTGGCGAACACTTCGCCCGGCGTATCTTCGCCGCCCTGCCCAAGGGAATGCCCGTACCGAACGCCAAGATGATTGAGCGGGCGGTGATGAGCAAGAACTGGAAGGAGGACGAGGAAGACATCTTCGTGGTGCAGCCCTTCGAGCAGGAGATGAGAAAGTACCTCACGGGGTTTGCGGCGACCCGGATCACGGGCATCGACAATGTAACCGTTAGCAGAATCCGGAAGCAGCTACTTGAGGGAACGAATGCGGGCGAGGACATTCGCCAGCTTGCGGGGCGGATCGATGGCCTGCTCGAAAGAACCTACGCCCACCGGGCGGAGACGGTCGCCCGGACAGAGGTTATCAACGCTTCCAATGCGGGATCGCACTTAGGGGCCAAGATTACAGGTGTCGCTAAGACAAAAACTTGGTTGTCGATTCTGGATAACCGGACCCGTCCCGATCACCGCACCTCCTCCGATATGGGTGGGCTGAGTGGTCAGGTGAAAAAATTTAGTGAGCCCTTTACCATTAAGGGTTTCAAGTTAATGTGGCCGGGCGATTCCTCATTAGGAGCCCCCGCCTACGAAGTCATCAACTGCCGGTGTACGCAGTTCTTCGGAACTTAATGGTTGAAAGTTTTTTTTAATGTTTAATGATTAGGACGGGACGGGACGGAGACAGGAGAGATTATGGATTTTCTGGAAATTAAAGAGCCGACCTCCTACGACTCTGATGACCGGTCAGATTTCGCCATCGAGTTGAAGGAGGACAAGGACCAAGAAGGCGTATTCATAGGCCACGCTTCGGTTTTCAACAAGCGTGATTTGCAGGACGAGATCGTTGAACCGGGAGCGTTCAAGAGAACGCTTAACCGTAAAAAGGGAAAGTTCCCGCTCCTCTGGCAGCATGATAAATCCGAGCCCATCGGTATGATCGAGGCCGAGGAAGATGGCCGTGGCTTAAAGGTTAAGGGAACGCTGGCTCTTGGAGTTCAGCGGGCGAAGGACGCTCTGGAACTTCTCCGGGCGAAGATCGTGACCGGCATGAGCATCGGCTTCCGGGTGGTGAAGGACAACATCGACCCGGACAAAGGCACCCGGAACCTCAAGGAAGTTGACCTCTGGGAGGTCAGCCTTGTGACATTCCCCGCCAACCCCGCCGCACAGGTCCGCCGAGTAAAGAGCGTCACGCCCTTCCAGAATTTGCCTATGGCTTCTGGGGACATTGCGTGGGATTCATCGGCGGCGAAGAAGCGTATCCGGGAATGGTCCGATTCGGCAGACGGCCCCACGGCGAAATACAAGAGAGCATTCCTCTGGTATGACAAAGAGGATGACCAGAATTTCGGAGCTTACAAACTACCTTATGCCGACATCATTGACGGCGACCTGAAGGCGGTCCCCCGTGGAGTGTACGCTGCGGCTGCGGCGATACAGGGGGCAAGAGGCGGGGTCGAGATCCCGTCTGGAGATAAGAAGGCCGTCCGAGGCCACCTTGACAGATATTATTCAAAGCTCGACCGGACCCCGCCGTGGAGTTCGATGGTGAGCATTGATGACCAGATTCGTTCGCTACTCGATCTAATCGAGCATTGCGACGATGCACACCTTGACGACCTTCGCTCTGCGTTGGACACCACTCAAACCCGAGCCCTTGAGCCCTTTGACTGGATTAAGTCCGATGAGTCGAGTGAACCCGATCCGACTGGTGATGATGTGGAGGATATTAAATCCTCCTTTTCCTTTCTTGATGAGTTCATTCCCTTAGAAAAGAGTGATGACGATGAGTGAAATGAAGCAGATGAATGAAATCTCTGAAAAAATGCAGAAGGCATTTGAAGAGATGAAATCTACGCTTGAAACTCAGAAGGACGAGACTGGCACTAAACTTGCCGAGTCCGTCTTCGACGAGAAGATGGTGAAGATGCATGAGGACATTGAGAAGCGAGAGGCTGACTGGAACGAGAAGTTCGCAGATCTTGAAGCTAAAAACAATGCCCCCGAAAACGCCAGCGGTGTAGAGGAAGAAGCAAGCGAGGCTGATGTTCAGAAGTCAGTTTTCGACGCTTACCTCCGCAAGGGCATGGAAGGTGTTGATCCCGACCTGCGGGCGAAGGCACTGACGGCTTCTAACGACACGACTGGTGGCTACCTTGCCCCGGCCGAGTTCGTGCAGGAGATGCTTGAGACGGTCACGGAATTTTCTCCGATGCGTGAGGTCGCCAATGTGCGTTCAACCTCCGCCCGGACGAGCAAGTTCCCGACCCGTGATGGCAGTTTTGCGGCACAGTGGATCGGTGAGACGGGTACTCGCAGCGAGACGACCGGGCTGACTTTCGGGATGATCGAGATTCCCAACCACGAGCTTTACGCTCGTGTTGATGTCTCGAATCAAGACCTTGAGGACAGCGTGTTCGATCTTGACTCGTTGCTCCGGGTTCAGTTTGCCGAGCAGTTCGGTGTGGCTGAAGGCACTGCTTTCATCTCTGGTGACGGCGTATCGAAGCCCACGGGTATCACGGTCGGTTCTGGCCTTGGCACCTTTGGTTCGGTTCCGAGTTCCGGCACCGACGACCCCACCACCGAGAACCTTTCGGGCGATGACATCATCAAGATTGTCTACACGCTCAAGGCTGAGTATCAGACGAACGCTTCGTGGATGCTGAACAGGGCCACCGTTCGCCAGATCCGTTCCTTGCAGGACGCTAACAGCCAGTATCTCTGGCAGCCCGCATTCGGTGATGGACTGAGGACCGGAAGCCCGACCTCAATTATGAACCACCCGTATCGTGAAGCTACTGACCTCCCGGCGAGTGGGGCGGCTGCTGCAACCGAGATCATTGCCTTGTTTGGCGACTTCCGCCGGGCGTACGGCATCTCTGATCGCCTCAGCCTTGCTGTTGTCCGGGACGACCTGACTCAGGCCGCCTCTGGTAATGTTCGCTTCCTTGCTCGACGCAGGGTTGGTGGGCAGGTACTCGTGGCCGAAGCTATGGTCAAGTGTACTGCTACTTAATTAACAACCGCCCCGGCTAACGCCGGGGCGGTCTTTTTCTTTTTTCACATAATACCCATTGGAGATTAAACAATGGCTACAAGAGAACTTTCCTCTAGTGTGAAGGTCGTTCACGGACTGGACTTGATCCAGATCACCACGAATGTAAACAGCGATGGAACTGCGGTTGATACGCAGGGATTCAACTCTGTTACTGCCATGATTCATTGTGCCACTTCCGGTGCATATACCAACGGCACCTATACGATTTCGGTGCTTGAGGGCGACACTTCGGGTGGCTCCTTCGATGTGACTGATTCGTCGCAGTTGGTGATTCAGGACGGAACCGATGCTATTGAGGCCGACAATGAGAACGCATGGTGCGGGTATGTCGGAATCAAGCGTTGGGTGAAGATTCGGATCGCCTCTACTGGATCATCTGGAGCGGGTGCTTTCCTTGGTGGAAATATCCTCCTTGGACATCCTCACAACGCTCCTGTCACGGCTAACTAAGCTGGCAACGATTTGTTTATTCTTGCCGGGGGGCCAACAAAGCTCCCCGGCAGGTTTTTAACCCTTTATTCGGAGGACTTGGAATAATGCCAAGAGTCATAGTGAACCACGATGTTTACGCCCATAAGTTTAAGGGCAACCCCTTCAATCTCGATGTCAGCGATGATCCCGTCGATGTAAGCGATGAGGTCTTCTCCGCCCTGTTCGGGAATCACGCCTGTTCTCTGGCCGACGAGACGAAGGCCGAGGACACGGACGACAACGAGAGCGGCGAACCGCAGCCCGTCGAGGAGCCTGCGGAGGAAGCCGCCCCCGAGCCTGAGCCCGAGCCCGAACCTGAGCCCGAGCCTGAGCCCGAGCCTGAGCCTGAGCCTGAGCCTGAGCCTGAGCCTGAGCCCGAAGCCGACCCCGATGAGGGCGGAGACGATGAAGGCGGCGACGAGGGAGAGGGCGAATGAAGATCAGGGTACTTGACCGCTTCATCGACCTGTTCCCCCAGAACCCGACTGGCTACAGGGTCAGTCGGTGTTACGACGAACCGGACGAGGAATGGGCCGCACTGCTTTTGAGTCATGGTTGCGTGGAGGCCGCACCGGAAGGTGAGGCTCTGCTCGACCCAAGACCCGATTGCCAGCACCCCCGCACGAGTTCGGCAATTCAGGACATGGAAAGGGACACCGCCGAGGTGCCTGAACCGGAGCCTGAACCGGAGCCTGAACCAGAACCGGAGCCTGAACCGGAACCAGACGAAGAATAATCAAGTGGGAGATGAGAGATGGGACTGGGAGTTTATAGGCCACGCAAGTTCTCGAATGTTACGAGCGAGGCGGCTATCGGTGTTGACGACCTCCAGATATTCCGTTCTCATCTCCACCTTGAGGATACGGTAGAGAACAACACGCTCATCGCCGCCTACCGGGATTCCGCCCGGCAGATAATCGAGCGAGAGCTTGGGGTTATCATGCTCAACGAGACATGGGAGTACGCAACCGATGCCGCTCCCTTGGGCGAGACGATCTACCTCCCGAAGGCTCCCCTTGTTTCCGTCACCTCCGTCACCTCATACGATGACGCTGATAGCGGGACGACATTCGATGCCTCTAACTATGTGGTAGACACTGCGGGCAACCGCCTCTTCTTGGCCCAGTCATCCGTATGGCCTTCAGACCTGCGTGAGTTCCGGTCAATCGTGGTGAGCTATGTGGCGGGCTACGGAACGGACATGGCGACACTGCCGCCCCTGCTCCTGCAAGGGCTTCTTGTTTTCGTGGGACACCTTTGGGAGAACAGGGAGGATGCGTCCATGCCGAAATCGGTGAGGCAGTTGGTCGCACCCTTCATGCAATTTGAATCGTGAGCATCGAATACCGGGTAAGGATCAAGGCGGGTGAACTCCGGAGTACCGTGGATCTTCAGAGCTTGACCACCGTTTCGGACGGCCAAGGCGGCTTAGTCGAGACATGGACGACCGACGACACGCTTGCCGCCAAGGTTGACCCGCTCTCCGCACAGGAGGTCTACTGGGCCGGGCAACAGGACGGCGGCGAGACGCACAAGATAACGCTGCGATACAACTCCGCCATCACGAACAAGAAACGCTTCCTCTTCGGAACTCGCATCCTTCGGATCACATCGGTTCGGAACATTCTTGAGCGTAACCGTAAGATGGTCTGCTTCGCCGTGGAGAACTTGTAATGTCTAAGTGGCGAGTGATCGGGGTCAGAACGCTTAAGCCCAAGCTGGAGAAGATGACGGAGAGAACGCTTAGAAAGGCAAGGCGGCTGGTCAAGGGACACGCTACGAAAATCGAGGCGGTCGCCATCAACCTGTCCCCCGCAGACACGGGCCGTCTCCGGGGAACTGTCAACAGCGGGTTCAGTTCCGATGGGCTGGAGGCAAGGGTCGGATCAACGAGTCGCTACGCCAAATACTTGGAGTTCGGAACAGCGGTCAAGGGCCAGTTGACCTACCCGGCGGCGATGCAGGGGCTACCGGGCAGGACCGAAACACCGGCTTCCGTGGGGTACATTTACGGGACCAAGCACTTCCCCCACTCCAAGTATCTGAAGCGGTGGGCGAAGCTCAAGTTGGGTGATGCCAACCTTGCGTTCGTGGTGGCCCGGAGCATAGCGGCCCCGCCGAGCGGATTGAGGGCGAGGCCGTTCCTTGGCCCTCCATTCCTGATTCAGAAACCTAAGTTCATTAACGACCTGCACAGGCTTATTAAGAATATGGATAGGAACGCAAAATGATTGGCCGCATCGCTCTTAACCAAGTTCAGAACCTCATGTATGACACGCTCGTCGCCGCCTCAAGCGGGTGGGCAGTTTCATGTTCTATACATGACGAGGTGATCCCCGGGTCTGATTTTCCGTACATCGAGATCGGCACGACCACAGATACCACGGAAGGCAGTAAGGGTGCGAGGTGGTCAGAGAATGTTCAGCAGATAAGCGTCTGGTCGGACGCAACCGGCTCCAAAGAATGCAACGACATCATCAATCAGGTGATTGAGGCGATCATGGACATTTCATTACCGCAGACATTGGCGGATGATTTCAAGATAGACACGCTGGACCGGGGCTTGGTGGAACTGGTCAAACTGGAAGGACCGAGCGAAAAGGTCTACCGTCAAGGCGTGATAAGATTTAGTATGAGAGTTGAGGACACCTCTTAATTAGGAGTTTTTTAAATGCCTGTTAACAGCGGAAGAGAAGTTGTCGTCAAGGTATCAACCGACAACGCAAATCATGTTTACGATAGTGCTGACTGGATCACCATCGGTCAGCAGCGGGGCGGCTCTGCGGAGCGTACCACCGAGGTTGCCGATGCTACGCACAAGGGTACAGTCGGATCTTGGGCTACTTCAATATCGACTCGTCGAGGCTGGAGTCTCAGCGTCGATGGAGTATTGGATGTCGCAGATCAGGGATGGGCGTTGATTTACGCCGCATGGAACTCAGTCGATTCTGAGTGGTTCCTACTTAACGGTGCCACCATGACGGGTGTTTCCCTTCCTGAGCCGAGCGTTGTGGCTTCTGGGACTGCGTTCATAACGAGCTTGTCGTTTGATTTCCCCGAAGCGGACATTGTTTCCTATTCGGCGGAACTGCAAGGGACCGGTGCGTTGGCTACGCCAGCGGAATAATCTTAGGCAATAGCGGAGGACAATTTGGATTATGAGTGCAAACAAGTATAGAGGCGAGGTTCCCATCAGGCTCGACAGAGTGAGAACGCTGAAGTTTACCTTCAACGCTTTTGCCGAGTTCGAGACGATGACGGGCCAATCCATTCAGGGCGTGTTCAGTGATTCTGAGAGCATCGGGTTCAATATGATGAGGAACTTACTCTGGGCGGGCCTAATGCACGAAGATGCTACCTTAACGGTTAAGAAAACCGGTGAGCTAATGGAGCTTGCTGATGGAAGCAACCTGACGAAGAAGATCGAGTCCATAACTGGATGCGTGGTCAAAGCCGTCCAGTATGCTTTCACTGACCCGGACAGCATCCCGGATGAAGAGGAAGGTAATCCAAAAAAAAAGCAAAAGTCGTAGAAAACTGGGACTGGTCATCCATGCTCCAGACGGCTTTCGGCTTTACCCGCTATTCGCCTGATGATTTCTGGGCCTCAACGCCCCGTGAGTTTTGCTTGGCGTTTGAAGGCTTCCTTGAGGCAGACAAGTTTCGCCGGGGGCATAAGGCCTCCGAGGTGGCACAGCTTGTTTGCGGTTTCAGAGATAAGAGGCCGAATGTGCGAAAAATAATGGATACCCTCTACCCCGAAGGCAAGGACAACACCGTTAAGGTTCACGGTGATATGCTTGCCCAGAGTCGGGCGAAGGTTCGTGCTGATAAGGCTGCGAAGGCCAGAAAGAGCGATTGATGGGATTCCCCATTCATCAGATATTCGTTCGCCTTGGACTTGACACCAAGGGCTTGAGGCCCGCCATCGGCGGGGCGGTCAAGCAGTTCAGCAACATGGGGAACCAGCTTCAGATGGCTGGTATCCGGGCCAGCTTTATGTTCACGGCCCCGATCCTCATGGCGGCGAGATCGTCGTTCAAGGCGGTAGCTGAGTTCGACCGGAACATGACTCGCTCGACCGCCATTATGGGCGACCTGTCGAGGACCATGCGTGAGGATATGGTGGCCTCTGCCAAGGAGGTCGCATCCGAGATCCCGAAGAGTGCGGCGGAGGTGGCCGAGGGGTTCTTCTTCCTTGCGTCCGCCGGTCTTGACGCTCAACAGTCAATGGCGGCTATGCCAGCCGTGGCCCAGTTCGCTGTCGCTGGTGCGTTCGATCTTGCGAAGGCCACATCCCTTGCGGCGGATGCCCAGAGTGCCTTGGGCCTGAAGGTTAATGATGCGGCACAGAACCTTGAGAATCTGGTTCGTGTAACCGATGTGCTGGTCAAGGCGAACACGCTGGCGAATGCCACGACCGAACAGTTCTCCCGGGCGTTGACGACCAAGGCCGGTGCGGCTCTCAAGATCGTCAACAAGGAAATAGAAGAGGGCGTTGCCGTACTCGCCGCCTTTGCGGATCAGGGGATCAAGGCGGAGAACGCCGGTACAGCCCTCAACATTGTCTTCCGGGATCTGAAGACCAAGGGGCTGAAGAACCGGGTCGAGTGGCAAAAGTTCGGCGGGGTGTTCGACAAGGTGACGGGCAAGATGCGTCCCATTGCCGACATCATCGGATCGCTGGAAAAGGGCTTGGGGGGCATGACTCCCAAGATGGTTCAGGCTCAACTCAAGATGCTTGGATTCTCCGACAAGTCGCTCGTCTTCACTCAAGCCCTGATCGGGATGAGCGACAAGATCCGCCAGTACGAGAAAGACCTGAAGCTGGCGGGCGGAACTACTGGTGATGTCGCAGACAAGCAGATACAGAATATTGGCGATCAGATGGACATCGCCAAGCAGAAGATCAACACCGCCGCCATCGCACTGGGGACATCGCTCAAGCCAGCATTCGAGCTTTTGATCGGGGTCATGGGCATATTTGAGAACATGATACACGGGCTGGCGGCGGCGTTGGATCTTCCGATGATCGGTGTGTTAATTCAAGGTCTTGCCATGTTGTTGGCGACAATCGGCCCCCTCCTGATCGCACTCTCAATGTTGGCGTTTGCAGTCAAGGGCGTGGGGGTTGCCTTTACCTTCACTTGGAAAGCGATGGGGCCGATAGGTATAGCTATAGCGGTATTAGTCGCTGCTATAGCGTTGCTTGCACACGCATTCAAAGATGTTGAGAAAGACGCTGATGCAGCCACTCGCTCTCAGGAAAAAATGACGGATATAATGAGCGACCTGAAGCAGGCGGCCAACGAGTCGGTGGCCGCCCTTGAGAACTTCCTGATCGCAAAAAAAATTGGGACGACTGTTCGCACAGAGTTTAAACGCCTCACGGCCGAGATGGTCGATTTCAAGAATCACTCCATACTCGCCTTGGCGGCGATGACAGATGAAGAGGCTTGGGAAAAATTAGAGTCGGCGTTGACTGAGACTCAAGGGATCATTGAAGACATTGGCGACGAGAATACTGCAACAGCCAAGTCGCTGAAGGCCGAAAGCAAAGAAACCGAAATCGCAATAATGGGGGAGATGGCCGCATTTGAGGCACTGTCAAATGCACTGAAAAGGCTAGAGCCTCAGATGAAGTTGGTGACTCTTGCGGAGAAAGGTCTGTCAGAAGAACAGCGAAGGAGTGCGGCACAATCCCACACCAAGCTCCTAACTGATCTGAATCAACTGCGTGTAGATCGCCAGATGGAAACCTCCAAGGATCGGTTGAAAGGAAAGTGGAAGGAGTCAAAAGCTGCACTGAAGGACTGGGAGGCACAACTTCGGACGGCGACCGAAAACCTTATCCTCATGCAGAAGGTCCACAAGGAGGACTCAGATCAGGTAAAAGACTGGAAGGCTAAGATCAAGACGGCAACCGACGAGGTAGCAAGACTGAAAAAGGTTCTTGGCATCGAGAGCAAGCCTCTTGTTGATCGTGAATCCCTCACGATGATGCGAGATGCGAAAACGGAGATGACAACCCTCCACGGTACTGTCGTTGCGTTGAATGCGGTTGGTGCGTTCTCCCCCGGCTCCCCGATGATTACTGGCTTGGAACTTGCCAAGGAGAAGGTCAAGATCCTTGAGGACTCGTTGGGCGACCTCATGGGGAAGGCGGTCGAGAAGGCGGCGGAGTTGCCGGGCGGCCTTGCGGAGGCTCTTGCTCTCCCAGAGTTTGCTGAACAGCTTGCTTTCATCACCCAGAACCTCATCCACTTCAACGATCAGATTGCCGCCGAGGAACCATTCGAGTTGGCCAAGGAACACTGGGACGACTGGAAGGAAAACGCAGGCGATGCGATTCTGCATGTAGCCGAAGCGTGGACCGGCTTCCTTGATGACTTCACCTCCGGTTGGGGGGATGCGGTGGGTGCGGCCATTGTCGATGGCGAATCGTTCAGCGATGCCATGAAGGAGGTCTGGAATAGTATGCTTCGGAACTTCATCGGGGCGATAGCGGAGATGATCGCCCAGTGGCTTCTATCGCAGATTTTCACGGTAACTACGGCGAGTGCGGCCCACGCTGTGTTGAAAGCCAACGCTATGGAACTTATTTATCTTAACGCTTTTGCCGGTGCCGCTATGATCCCGGGTGCGGGAAATATAGCGGGTGCGGCAGCGGTCATGCAGGCGATAGCGGGGGCTGCGACCGTCAGTGGCTTCTCTGGAGTTGGTGGTGGGGGAGGCGGCTTCGGGCCTGCTTTTAATCCAATCGGCCCCCGGTTAGAAACTGGAGCCTTCGCCCACGGCGGCATCGTGACCAACCCCACGCTTGCCCTGATCGGTGAGGCTGGCCCGGAGGCTGTCGTCCCGCTGTCCGGTCGTCACGGCTTGGGCGGATCTCAGCACATCAACCTGTACATGGATGGGCAGTTGATAACCGAGACGGTCCTGCGTAACATGCCTGAAGAAGTGCGAGTCAACATTGGAGGAGCGATTTAAATGGCTGATAGCAGAACTTGGATGAAAACAACTCTGGTGGGGTGGGGATCTCCGAGCGAGACTTTTGGCTATACAGACGCATCAAAGGTCTGCGACCACGCAAACGAAGGAGTGGCGGTATCTTTTCAGGTTCAAGAGGACTGCTCCATCACACACGGAAACGCTTTTTGTGCTGCCGTCACGGGGACTTCACCCTATTGGAAATTGCAGCTATGGCCCATGAATTCCGTCAGCGGTGATGGCCAACCTGATATGTCGGGTACGGTGCTTGCCGAGACAGCAGCGTTTCAGGGATCAGCAGAAGCGGGTTGGCCCTATACAAAACTGCTGAAGACAGCCTTCGTTGCACCCTATGCGGCAACAGCCGGACAGACCTTATGCCTCATGGTAAATTACTCGTCAGGTACAATAGATGCTAGCAATAGTTGTACATGGAAGTATGAGTCAGGGCGAAGCATGTATCGGGCGGGGGTAGGTGGCTATCTGGAGAGTTATTCGGGATCTGCTACAGTCTGGTATGGAAACGGAACATACCAGCCCGTAATGACAGTTACCACAGATAAGAGCTACGACCTTGGTGGCTATCCTCTTTTGGGCGATGCCAACTACTATATGGGAGTCTCAGGATACAGGTACGCAAATAAAATAACGGTGCCTGCGGGCGGCGACATTGAGATGCATGTTGTCGGTTTGCAAATAAACGGTTCTATCTCGAACGGAACAGACTCCATCATTATCGGGGCGTGGGATTCTGATGGGGATGAACTGATAGCCGACAACACCATTTCTACTCTCGTAAGTGTCGGACAGCAAATGGGAGACATCGGATTCTATCTTGGGGCTGCGGAGATATATTTCAAAGAGACGCTGACAATGACATCGGGCAACTCCTATTATCTGGGTATTGAGAATCCCGGCTCCAGTAGCTTATACGGAGCTTTCAAAGTCTTCGATGATTGGACGGCGGATTGCAATAGGTCGTGGCCGATGGGGGCTAACATCGAGGCTGCTGTTTACCTGCCCTTCGGTGGTGGTTGGACTGATAGTTGGGCTGGTTCGGGTTCTGGGAAAACACGATTCCTAATCAATCCAATTGTCTCCGATATTCATGGGACTGCTTCAGGCGGGTCGGCAAAACCTTCGACCACACTCACAATGGGGGTTTTCGGATGAGCTTCCGGGTCGCACTGAAAACGAGAAGCGGAGAGAGGATAGTGTTCTTTCCTGAGATGGAACTCGCAGATGCTATGAGTATCTATCAACAACAACTCGATCAGGGCGAACCATCTGTCATTAATGTAGAGAGAAGCGAGGAGCTTACTACTGCCATTCGATCTGAGCGAGAGCGAGATGCCGAGGCATCGGCGGTTGTCCTCAACCCCAAAAATGAGACTCGCATTGTAGGTGTCGATGCCGACTCTCTTGAAGAAGCCATCGAGATAGTCAGGGGAGACTATTCAGCCACCCAGTTAGAAATTGATCGGTCCCGCACCGAGGAACTTAATCAAGAAAGCGAGGCTGATAATGCCAGTTAAGAATCAAGCCCTAACCGCTGTCTGCTATTATTGCACCAACGCATCGGGGCCAGTCACGGGCGATGACGGTAATCACAATCTATTCATTGTCGGTGACGGGACCAAGATCACTGTCGCTGCAACTCCGGCAGAGGTAAATTCGACCGACCTCCCGGGAGTGTACAAGGTCGCCATCGCTCTGGGCGAGAACAATTATGATGTCGTCACGCTTGGCGGGAACAGCGATGTCGTAACTAATTTTATCTCACCCGTGACTTGGACGAACATAACCAACGCCGATGCCAATGCAGCGACCGCAGCGACTCAGTCTACAAGTGCCAATACCCAAGCGACTAGTGCGGCTGGCTACGGCAGCAGCAACAGCACCAAGCTCGACACCATCGACACCGTTGTCGATGCGATCTTCGTCGATACCGACACGACGATTCCTGCTCTCTTAGCTGCTGGAGTCCCCGTTTCATCCCTTGGTACTGGTGCCATATCGGCAGCGACATTCGCCGCTGGAGCCATTGATTCCGCTGCAATTGCAGCGGATGCAATCAAATCTTCTAAGATTGCCGACGATGCCATCGGTGCTGACCAGATTGCGGATGACACCATTACGAGTGCCAAGATTGCCACCGATGCGATTGACGCTGATGCCATCGCAGCCAATGCGATCACTTCAGTCGAGATTGCGGATGGCTCCCTGACGGCGGCGAAGTTTGCAGCGGATTGTATCACCTCAGCAAAGATCGCTGATGGGGCGATTACCACGGCGAAGATTACGGCCGATGTCTCTGCCAATGTGAAGATGGTAAACTCTTCTACAACCGGAGTTTCAGGATTCCTTGAAGCAATCGGAACCGTGGTTGAGGCCGTTGTTCACACCGGCTCGTCGTCAAGCTCAATCGTTTCTGACACGGCGGCATTGTCCAGTACCGACGATGCATATGTCCGCCGCACCCTCACATTTACCGGGTCGTCGGCGTTGGCAAACCAGTCTTCGGTTATTTCCGACTATGTGGGAGCGACGAAAACGCTGACCGTGAGTGTCGCCTTCACGGGCGTTCCAGCCGAAAATGACACCTTCATCATAACCTGAAATTTTTTATGTCCGTTCTCCCCTTTCTACCCACTTGCGATGCCGGTGTTGTTCCGCCTACGCCAACACCCGGTCTTATCATCACGATTGCCGGGACGGACAGATCGAGCTATTACAAGTCTCGCTCCCTCTCGATTACGGAGACGCTTGGTAGCCGCTCGACCTGCGGCTTTCAGATATTCGATTCCACAGGAGCCCTGAGTTGCCCGGTGGGTTCCGAGGTCATCGTCAAGATCGACGGCGAAACCGTGTTCTCCGGGACAATCGAGAAGACGGACAAGAGGTTTCCGAGCATGGATTATTCGGACACCAATATGTATATGGCGATCCGATGCGTGGACTGGAATCAGGTTCTCGACCGAAAGCTCGTGTCCCGGGTTTACCGAGCCGAGAACCAGTCTTTCGGAACGATTGTGCGGGAACTCATCCGGGAGTTTCTGGCCGATGAGGGTATCGTCGCCGGGCAGATTATGAACGGCTCCGAGACGGACTATATCTCATTCCAGTTTGAAACGGTTACGGCTTGTCTTCAGCAGTTGGCCGATGCAGTCGGCTATGTCTTCTATGTCGATTACAACAAGCAACTCCACTTCAGGGACAGAATCGATGTCGCCGCCCCGTTCGACCTGACCGCTTCGTCAACCAACTTCAGGAACATAACGGTTTCGGAGAGCCGCACCCGTTACCGTAACATTCAGTATCTCCGGGGTGGCTTGGAGGCATCGCCGCTCCGCCGCATCGAAACCTTCGGAGGCAACAACTCAGATCGCACCTTTACTTTGTCGCACCCGGTTGGCGAGGAACCGGAGATCTGGGTGAAGCGAGGAGCCCCGGTTGGGTTGGGGGGGGTGGATGGAGACAGAGTACCGCCCGAAGACCGGCCCGACATCTGGGCTCTGGAGGAGGTGCCGGGAGGCGGCGGCCGACTGGGACTTGCCCTAGAGGCTGCCCGGAATGCAGGGCAGTGGGACAACGATGTTTACTACGCTGATTTTGTTGAGCTAACGGTCCCCGGATCTCCTTGGGAATTGCAATCTGTAGGCACCGGGGCGGCGGGTGACATTATGCAATGGTCTTGGGAGTTTGGCGATAAGGAGGTAACGCAGAATAGTGATGAGGTAGCCCTCCGGGCCTACGCCTATTACCTCCTGACGGATGCGGAAATAAAGGATGGTTTTGAGCCTTTGCTGGAGAGCATCATCTCTGATTCGGTGAGGATTGTTTACAAGCCTCTAATCAGGATCGTGGCCCGAAGCGAGGATGATGCGGAGATCACCGCCCGCCAGCTAGTCGAAGGCGGCACTGGCGTATACGAGGCCGTCGAAGAAGATGAGAGAATCACGGATAGCTCGTTCGCCCAGACAAAAGTTGAGGGGCTCCTCAACCAGCTTTCCCGCATTCCGAAGACCGCAAACATTGAAACAGACCAAGCTGGAATCCGAGCGGGCCAGTTGCAGACACTCACCCTGACGAAACTGGGACTTAGCGGTAGTTTCCTGATCCAGAGTTTCTCCGCCACTGACCGTGGTGACGAGACGCTCCGCTACAGCTACAAAGCTCTCGACGGTGAATCATTGGGCGGTTGGCAAGAGTTCTTCAGGAGGCTCATCGACAGGGGGAGAAAATTCGTCGTCAGCGAGGGCGAGACGGTGATGGTCTTTGGCGAGAGCGAGGAGGCGGTGACGCTTACCGATAACCTCCCAACTCCGGACACATCGAACACGCTTGGGGCGTACACCACCGATGCATATACCGTTTGCCTGATTAGTGCGGGATCGGCTGTAGGCAAGAGCTTTCCATCGCTGAGAACCTACGCTGATATAATCCGTGACTCGTATCCTCTTCTTTACTATCGCCTTGATGCGGTCGGTACTTTTTCGGGGGCCGCCCCCATCACAGACTCGTCCGGGAACTTCAACGGGGGGTCGGGCTACTTCCTTGGTGTGACATCCCCCGGGGCGGTGGGAACTGCGTCCACGCCGGGAACGCTAAATCCGACTTTTTGTGCGGTCTTCCCTATAAGCATCCCCGCCGCTGATTTCTTCGGCCGCATCACGGCCCCGGCTTCCGCACTGAAGGGGCAGGGGGACTTGACCTTCGGGTTCTGGTTGGCAGTTCCGCAGCGAAGCGATGAGATGACGATATTTAATGGAGGCACTGCGGCGGATCTGTCAAACATCAGACTCGCCATCGATGCAAACGCATCGCCAACAAGCCTTGGAACTGATTCCGTTTCTCTGCATTATTACGACACAGCCGCCGCAGCCACAAGGACGGTGACATGGACGGGCTTGGAGCTACGAAACGCAACCAACACCTTTAGCCATTTCGCTCTTGTGAGGGATCAGAGGAACCAGACGGTAGAGCTTTATATTAATGCCGTCAGCCACGGCGTAAAGGTGACGAACACGGCAGGCGGCTCGATTGCCATGACCTCACTCGATGTAGACACCTTTATCATCGGCCAGAGTTTTGACTCTTCGCTCATCGCCTACGACGAGGATAAAGAGTATGTCGGCCTGCTCGACGAGTTCGCCATCTTCCCCAGTGCGTTGCCGCAGGCAACGATAGCGGACCATGCAAAAGACCGGCAGACCATGTATCATGTTGGAAGCAGAATCCCAACGACAGACGAACCAACCTATATGGCTCTTTGACCTGATTGACCCATGAAAGTTTCCAATAATGTTTTTATCGAGATCCGGGATGCGAAGACCAAGGCGGTCATCGGAACCCGGGAGTCTCATAATTTGATGACCACGCTTGGCCTGAACTGGGTTCGGGACTTGATGGGAGGCACCGAGGTGCGGGCCTCCGTCATCAGGGTGGGCGTAGGGACAGCCGCTCCATCAGCCTCCGACGATGCCCTTGCGTCTGAGGTCTTGCCTTATTTCCTCATTGATCGCCGCATAGCTGGCACTGCGAAGATGACACATAAGGTTTTTATACCGATAGGCTCCGCCAACGGTAACACCCTAAGTGAGATGGGTTTATTCCGAGGGAGTCTTCTGATCGCCCGGGCTTTGATTAGCCCGGCGATTGTGAAGACTGATGCCGTCGAGTTGACTATCGCTCACGAAATAACGGTTACATAAACAATGGCTACAGCAATACCAGCGGCAGACCTCAAGGTCTTTCCTTCAGCGGACGACATCAATGCGGGCAATGTTGGGGCGGGGAATATCGTTACGGAAGAGAATATCCGGGGACTCCTGCAATCCCTGCCCCCGATGAACTTTGTCATCAGCGGTTTCGTGATGGCTCGTGCCAGTGACACTACGGTTACGATCACCGCTGGAGAGGCGTTCATTGGCGGCTACTATGTGCAGACGGACACTACGCAAACATACACGGTCGCCCCAGTTGAGTCGGAGATCAAGGCTCTCTACTTTTATCTCAACCTCACAGTAGTTGGCACCGTCACAGGTGCGTCGATAAGTAATAGTTCGCAAGACATGGGATCTGTCCCGACCCCGGAATCCGCTCTGAGTGTCTTCCTTGGCGTGGCGAGGACGAACTCGCTTGGGGCCATCGCACTTCCGACCGATGTAGAGCAATCCAAGAGGAGCTATGGCGGCGGCCTTTATTCTGGAACCTATGAGGGTACGGGCGATCCCGCCGATCCAATCTCAACACTGGAAGTGCAGCTTGGGTTCGCACCATCATTTGTTTATATCTCCGGGTCGGAACTTGGAAGCGGGAGCCATGTCGTATCCGCATCAGGATGCGTACCCGCCGGGGCTAGGAGTTATGACATCAACGGTGCCTATATGATCGGCGGCTTCATTGGTTGCGGCTGGTGCATGGTTTCCAGCACGACGATCAACACGCACCCCCGGACCTACACGGCATCCACGGGGGCATGGACGGAGGAGCAGGTTCCTGCTAATTCTTGGAACCGCCAAACCGCATCTGTTCCCGGGGCGAGGCCCGGCGACCTTGTGATTATCGGCGGTGACAATTTCATCGGGACCGGCTCCGGAGGAATAGGTGATGACTCCGTCAATATTGATGGGGTCATCGCCGTCCCGGCATCGGTGTATGATGCGGACGCCATCTTCCTAGGCCCAACCGGCGAAGACATCAGCGGCGATTCCAGCGACAATAATTATTTCGTAGTTTCCGGTTATGTCTCCTCCGATGACATAGTGACTTGGGGAATATATAATACCGATACTAGCGGTCGCACCCCTAATCCTGTCAACACAGGGACGATCACAGTTCTCTCCGCTTGGGAGCTACAGACATCGACGCAGTTCTTCCTTGATACGACTGACTCTATTACCTCCGAACTTCGGCCAGCACTCACCTCAAGAGGGTTCCTTGTTACAAGGACTCCGGAGGGCATTGGAGACTCAGGAGAGACGCTGAACACGAACGGGCAAAAATACAACTATTGGGCGTTCTCTTGAGGGAAGATGGAACAAATGACTCCAACGACCATCGGCGTTTTCGCCGTCTTCGCAACCGTTATTATGAGGGAGGTTTTAGGCTTCCTGAAAACACGAAACGGTAATGGTAAAATGACGGAAGCAGAGACTAAAATGCTTCTGCAATTAGGCGAGATCAGGATGCATCAAAAAAGATCATGCGAACTATTGGAGAAACTGGTTGATAAAAATTAGTCCACTGCTCGTGCTGTTTTTGTGCGGTTGCTCTGGAGCGGAGATCAGGGAAGTGGCGGGGATAGTTGAGTCGGTCGCCCCGGCGGTGGGTGCGGCGGCGACAACCGTGGTGGCAAGTGCCAGCCCGGTGACAGGAATTATTGTGGCGGGGGCGACACTGCTTAGTGCATTACTTAGAAACAATCTCAAGGGAGAATAGATATGAATAATTTGCTTAACGCTATTGGTGGCAGGAAACTGTTTCTGGTCATCGTTGGACTAGTTCTGATGATTTTGAACAAGTCGATGGATCTTGGCCTCAGCGAGGATCACCTCATGTACTTGGTGCTTGGCGGTGCCGGTGCCGTGGCCTTAGAGGACGGCCTCCGAGGCTTCGCAAAGGGAACCTATAAAAAGAAATAGAGCAGTCTCACTTCTGCTCTACTCGCTCGAACGCCCGGAACTACTACCCGTCCTCCGGGCGTTCTCTTTTTGATTCAAACGCAGCATCGCAATCGGGGCAGGGGCAGCTTCCGCATTTGCAGTCCCGGATCTTGAGTTCGCCGCAGTCGTCGCAATGGCAGTCCGGGCAGACGCACCACTTCTTGAGATCGAACGGCTCCCCGCAATGGTCGCAGTTGTCGCAGACGCACTCACCGTCCAGTAGGCCGCACTGGTTACAGACCCGTCCGCCCGGATAACAATCCGAGCAGTACGGGTCGCCGCATGGTCCGTTGTAACTGGCGAAGCCGTTACACTTCGAGTGCGTGTCCGCCCATCTTTCATCGGTCATCGCTCATTCCATTTGCCGAGGGCGATCCAGAATAGATCCGGGGTCAGCCGCTTGACATTTCCTTCCTTGCAACGCCGGGCCATGTCCCGGACGCTTCGATTGATTGAATCCTCAATGAGGCGGAGGGACTCAGCACCAAGCTGAACCTTCGCCTCACGGAACGCCGCCTTAATTTCCTTCTTCGTCATCAGTACGGTTCTCCTTCGATCACTAGGTCATTCAGCTTGTAGCACACATCTCCCCAAGTCGCTTCGTGAACCGTACTGGCTCCCTCATTGTTGAAGCCCTCTGCGAGATACACCCAGATGTCCTTGCCCCACTCCTCCGTCCAACCGCCGAAGTCGATTTCGCTGACACGGGGGTCGTTTCGGACATCACGCTCAGTCCGGACCTTCTTGAACTTCTTGGCCATGACTTTCTCCTTTCTTCAAGTGGTTACTGCCATCCAACAATGAGATGATAGCATAGTTTAACGGTAATGTCAAATAAATAATAATAGACCGATCCACCTCTTCAGGTAAGATGACAGTGAGGCGGAAGCGGAGGACGCAAAAAGACAAGGACTCACCATGAAAGCCTTTTTTGCGTTACTCGCTCTCTCATTTCTGACGCTGCTCCCGGCTCAGGAATTGTATGAGCCCACCCCCATCTATCAGTCGGGCGATGTGAATCTCGACGGCGTGATCTGCATGAACGACAGTATTGGGATCATCATGCATCTCTGGGTCGATGGCCGGGAGCTTCCTTGCTCCGGGCTCACCGCTGATGTGGACCGCAACGGATCGGTCGGCGTTGAGGATGTCATCGGCGGCCTTCGCCATGTCTTCTACGGCGACCACATCCCGGATTGCCCGATTAGTTGCCCGCAGTATTTGAGCGACCCGAGCGGCACTGCCACCGAGTATTACACCGAATGAGCGAGGAGAGGGAGTCCGCCTCTTGGACAGTCGAGAAACTGGAAAGGAACACGCACCGTGTGACTTTCGATCTCGATAGGCTTGGGCAGGAATGCTGGATATTATTACGCAGTGACGCACATCATGATTCGCCCTGCTTCACTCTATGCGAAAATGCGTTAGAAAGGGCTCATCTTGAGGCCGCCAAAAAGGCCGGGGCTTGCGTCATAGACAATGGCGATGCGTTCGATCTGATGGGCGGGAAGTGGGACAAGAGGAGTTCAAAAGCGGAGCTTCGCCCTCACTTGGCGATGGCCGACAACTACCTTGATGCGGTCATCAACGACTACGCTGATTTTCTCGAACCGTATGCTCATAGCATAGGCTGTTGGTCACAAGGGAATCACGAATCAAGTATTTTAAGACACCATGAAACTGACGTAACCACTCGCCTATGTGAGCAACTCCGGTATCGCACCGGGGCGAAGATGTATGAAGGCGGGTATACCGGGTGGGTCTTCTTCACGCTCCGCCGCAAAGTGAAGAACAAGGGGAAGAAGTACCGGGAGCGAAACGCCCGGACCATCAAGATGTATCGAACCCACGGGTACGGCGGATCTGCACCGGTAACGAAGGGCGTTTTAAATTCTGGCCGCCGTTCAGCCATACTCCCTGACGCTCGCTTGGTGGTGTCAGGACATATCCATCAGGAATGGCAATTCCCCATCCAGAGAATGCGAGTCACCCCGGCTGGCAGAGTCTTCCAAGATGAGCAACTGCATCTCGCCCTCCCAAGCTACAAAGACTCGATCAAAGATGGGTGGAGCAAAAAGAACTGGGCCATCGAGCGAGGCTTCCCGCCCTCCCCGGTGGGAGCCATCTGGTTACGCCTGACCCTTGGCAAAGACGAGCAGATAGAGGTCCATGTAGAGAGGGCCAAATAACCGTTACAAAGCGGTCAATTTAACGCTTGACTTTAGCGTCAAACCTCTTATCATGTAGATGTTGACTGAGGCTGAAGAAAGGGGGTCGCCATGACCACCGCCACCAAGCTCCTCTTTGTTTCCCGCTTCCGTGCGGTGGAATCACTTCCCCGCTTCGAGCGTTCCCGCTTCGGGTACTTCACTCTTGGCATTCCGCCCGGGATCGGAGATGTCGCCCGGGAGGTTCTTCTCTTTCTGGTCAAAGCAGGAAAATTCTCTCTGGCTCTTTAACCACCTTAAGGAGGTCAACATGACCGAGACTTTTGTTCTTTATCTTTACGGCTCTGACGGGCTTCACGGCGGCAAGACCTTTTACGAGGGCGAGAAGGCTCTCGTTGAGGCCGCCGCTGCCGCCGCCGCCACGGGCGATTACCACGAGATCCGTGGTACTGATCTGCTTGATCGTCTGGTCCTGCACTGGGAGAACGGGGTGCTGGTTCACCCCGCAGGTTTTCCGGACCTTCTGGACCGGGTGAACGGAGTGAAACACGGCCTGCTCGATAAGGGCTCTTCTGGATGGGACTACGACGAGTCCTGATTAGCCCTTGACATTTAACG